GGACCGGGCCGGGAGATGTGGGGTCGACGGCGGGAAGGGGGAACAGACCACATGATGCTGCAATCGTTCGAGTTCGGCTTCCGCCGGCTCTGCGCCGCGTTCGGTACGTCGTTCAACGAGGCCCGCTGCCGGGTCTACTACGAGAAGATCGGAAACCAGCTGGAAGACGAGAACCGCTGGACCCGGATGGTGTCACAATGGCTCGACTCCGGGACGGCTTTCCCCAAGATCAGCGACCTGACCGGAATGCCGGTGTTCACGCACCGGGAGGAGGGGCCCCCACTCGATCCAGTGGAGAGCTTCATCCGGTCGGATTGCCCCGTCGTGGAGTGCAACGCCGGCTACATCCACGTCGGCATTACTCGATCTGGAGCGATCGTGCCGCTCCTGCAGGAAAACGGGGAGCTTATGGACGGGTTCTTCGAGCGCGAGGTATCGTTCCGGTGTTCCACGTGCAACAGGGTCGCGCCGTGCGGGATCCCGGACTGGCACGGCGACGTGACCCGGCGATCCCAGGCCGACCTGGCGGACCGCTCGCTGAAACGCCGGGAGATGGCGCTCGAAGTCAAGGCGGGGAAGCCGCGGACGATCCTACCGGGGGTGGAGGTATGAAAAAAAGCGCGGTCATGGACCCAAAGAGAATGTACCGCCTCGCCCTGCGTAGGAGATGGTGCGACGGAGCAACCTGTTGCTTTATAATGCTGAATCCATCGACGGCGGATGAGGATTTAGACGACCCAACCATCCGGCGCTGCATCAACTTCGCTCGATCATGGGGCTACAGCGGCTTGATGGTCCTGAATATCTTCGCGCTACGGGCCACCGACCCGAAGGAACTGAGCCGGGCGTACAATCCGGTAGGTATCTTCAATGATTCCGCTATATTCGAGCATACACGGGCCGAGTCCTGTGACCTGATTGTGGCGGCGTGGGGCGCGCATCGCGTCAAGGGACACTGGAATCGCGGCGAACAGGTGGTCGGACTGATCGGTAGACCCTTGTATTGCCTGGGGAAAACAAAGGCCGGACACCCACGACACCCGCTGTACGTCTCCGCGGACACACAACCAATTCTCTACAGGGAAGCGGTCTGATGCCACGCGCGCGATTCGTCCACCCGGAAATGCTCACCGACGCGGATTTCGCCGAGCTCAGCCCCTACAACCGGCTGTTCTTCATCTACATGCTCACGGTCGCGGACGATGCCGGGAACTTCCCCGATGACGTCAGGGAATTGAGGGCCCAAACCTTCCCACACAACGACGAGGTTTCTGTCACCGATATCGTCGAATTTCTGGCCAATGCCACCGAACGTACAATGTACGTACCCTATACGTTAGGTGTACGTACATGGTACCACATAAGAAACTTCCATAAGTACCAGCACCCCGAACGATCCGTCGCGCCGAAGCACCCGCTGTACCCGGGCCAAAAATATACGTTTTCGTACCGAGAGAAAGGGAAGTGGCACCGCAGAACCGTCACGGCGGATGAATGGAATATGGAGGCGTACACTGAACGTACAGCGAGTGTACACTTTAAGGTAGGTAAGGTAGGTAGTCAAAACCTACACCTAAACCTACCCAACAACCAACCCAACACGCCGTCGGATCCTGGGTCGCTCCCGTCTACGACGGGCTCCCCAGGACCACCGGCTTCACCCGCACGAAAACCAACCCCGCTCAACTTCGAGATACCACGACACTTCGACGCGATGCAAGACGCACTTCGACTCGGCATCAATCTCAACGCAATCGAAAATCTCGAAATACTCGAGGAAGAAGTCCGGCTCGTCAGATCCGGAGGTCAATCCAAGCACCAGTGGGCGAAAAAAAAACCGCAACCATAAAAAACGACGTAGAAGCCCCCAGGATCGACGATCGTAGGGGGGGGTGCACCCCACCCCTCCCTACCCCATCAAAATCCAGCCTACTACCCAAAACGACGGCCAGTGACCCAGGAACACGCAGGACTTAACCCCAGATCAGAACCCCGGAGCATCCAAAAATTGAAAAAATTGCGCCGTGCCAGGGAGGCGTTCCACTTTTCTGGTCAGAGATTCGCGCGGGGGCCGCCCCCCCCTGAGGGCGGGCGGGGGGCGCGCACGTGCCCGCGTCCCCGTTGCCCGCGCATCGTTCGAGTGGCGCACGTCGGGCATCGTTGGGGTGTGGATAGTTTACGTCCGGTAATGGTTATTATGGTGAGTGCTAAGTGGGTGAGGGCCGTAACATGTGGGGTTTATGGGTTTTCCTGTCTTGTTTTATCTGGCGAGACATCCACGATATGTACCTCTTTAGGTACACTACCACCGGTGGTATGTCCCGGGGTCACGTAAACCGTCATATTGACCTGCGTGAAGCTCCGGGGCACCGGTTCGGTTTCCGCCTTCTTCGGGTGGGATCGGTCGAGTATGGTGTTAATCGCTGCCAAGACAGTGCTGTCCTTCACCGTTTTGAGGTCCCCGAATCTTTCCCCTCGTAGAAGTTTCCGGAGGTTCAAGGCGGCTGGCCGAAGAAACATTTCACTGGCCAAATCGACGCTTTCCCCTTTTTTCTTTTCGACGGCTTGGCTGAATAGTTTGGCCCATTCCGCGTTGTAGTCTCGGATCGCGAGTGCGAGTGAAGGCTCTGCGGGGTCGAGGGTTGGGACTGATGCGAGGTCTTCGGGTTCGCTCATGGCATGATGTGTGCCATAGGTGGGGGCTGGTGTCAAGGATTATCTGATTGGACAGGTGGGTTTATCCTTTCGGTTTTCTTCTTATCTTTTTGGATAAGTGGTATGGGTTGTGCATGACGGTGCAAGTTGTTGAAAGTATTGAGGGCGTGTATTTGGCACGGGTTGTGCTGTATGGGTAGGCGACGGGAATAATTCGAGGGGGTGCTGAGATGGCGAAGGGATTCAGGATGCCGAAGAGTATTTGCACCTGTGGGCATTCAGGCGACGGGAATAATTCTTTCCACGCCGACGACCACGGGCCGGAGATTGCGCCGGGGCATGGGGCGTGCATCCGTGCCGGGTGCGACTGCAAACAATTCAGGTGGGCGGTCTTTACCACGATCTACGCCCGCACGCTGCGGGGTGGGGCGCTGAGGCAGTAGCACGATCCGGGGGGCGCGCATCCTGCACGCGCAGAGAGGGGAACCGATGCGAGTTCATTACGTGCTGAATCACGGCGGGACGCCGGCGTCGAAGCTGGCAGACATAGAAATCCATTTCGAGGAAGGCCTGCTGGCCGGTCTCAAGCTGGTGGGCTGTTCGGTCTGGCGGTCGAAGAAAGGCGAGGCCCTGACCGTGCTGGTGCCGTCGCGGAGCTACGCCACGGCTGGGGGGGTCCGCTACTACGAACTTGTGAGGCCCAGCGATGCGAACGGGCAGGAGAGCACCGAGGGGAGGGCGCAGGTCAAGCGGTTCAAGGAGTACATCCGGGCAGAGTACGCGAAGATCGCGCAGATGCCCGACGTGCCCGCTGCCGCGCAGGGATAGGCGAAACGGGGTGGCGCTTTGCACCCCGTCCGGTCGAGCTGGCCGCCGACCGCTGATGAGCCAGGCCGAGGGGGTGCCGTGATGATCTGTACGAAGAACCGTTTCGGCGATGTGCTGTACGAGCGCGGAGATCCCGAACTGGACGACGCGTGGGATCTGTTGATGTCCCGGAAATACAAGCCGGGCGATTGGATGTACATGTATTCCCGGCCCGCGCATGGCGGCTGCCCGATGGCGCACTACTTCAAACATATATCGACTCGGGAATATCTGCCGCTGGAGGTGACGCCGTGAAGAAGATCCGCTGGCAGATGGTGATGGAGGAAGGCCCGAAAGGCGAGCCGCTGAAGACCGCTGAGGATGCGGCGCGTCATCTACGCGAGGCCGGGCATGCGGACCGGGACCGTGAGGCGTTCGTGGTGCTGCTGCTGGACGTCAAGCATCGGATCATCGCCGAGGAAGTTTTGACGGTTGGGATTCTGAACGGTTCGCTGGTGCATCCTCGCGAGGTCTTCAAGGCTGCGGTGGCCGGGAGTGCTGCCGCTATCATCCTCGCACATAACCACCCGAGCGGCGACGTGCAACCGGGCAGGCAGGACTTCGAGGTCACGCGACGGCTGCGGGACGCCGGGAAGCTGCTGGGCATTCCGGTGGTGGATCATGTGATCGTGGGCGCGGGCACGGCTGACGTGTACTCATTCCGAGAGAAGGGAGGCGACTGGACATGAAACACACACCGGGACCATGGAGAAAAGGGATTGCCAGCGCGCGGGAAGTATACGACCCGAAATCCGGGCACACGATTTGTCGAGCGTCGGTGGCAGACGCTTTCCCTGATGTTCTTTGGGAAGCAAACGCTCGCCTGATCGCCGCCTCGCCTGACCTATTGGAGGCATTGAAAGAGCAGATCGAACCCCGTGCAAAAGGGTGGAAAGTCACCGATTGGGATATCCGGGACGCGAATGCTTGCGCCGCCATCGCCAAGGCCGAAGGGAGAACACCATGACCATTCGATTCGACGCGAGCAAGAAGGACGCGGCAATCATCAATCAAATAGCCGACCGGGCAGTGTGCACCGCGAAGGAAGCGGGATGGCCCTACGCGATGAGCGATGCCGAGATGGACCTAACAGCTTGCCATCGTAACGGCTGCCCGCTTGACCTGAAGAAGCTGCTGGACGCCGACGAATTCAATTTCAGCCATGACGTCTTCGGCATTCGGCGGCACCTGAACCGGAAGACCGGGCTGCTGATGCATTTCTTCACGCCGCGCTACGCCAAGAGGACCAAGAAACAAGAGCGAGAGCTGGACCGCGAGGCCGCGTACTGGTACGGGCCGTCGGGGGTGACGCGATGAACACGCGGACGGTCTTCCTGGTGTTTCTGCTGGTGCTGTTCCTGTTGGCCGTGCTGGGGATCAGAGCGGTACAACACAGAGCGCCGCACATCGGAGCGGAGCGTTACATGCTGGACAATACCGGAGAGGTCCGGGCTGTGATCGACTACCGGCCCGGGGTGGTGTGGGAGCTGGGGAAGGGCGAGCGCCCTGCCACGCGGGAAGAGACGGAGTATGACCGGGAGAGAGGAGTACGCCGATGAGAGCAGAAGAAGCGATCGGCGTGCTGCTGAAGCTGACGGAGCGGGCCGAGCAGTTCCACCGATACGCCACGTCGGGCAAACATCCGAAGTGGGCGACGTACTTCGAGACGATATCGGGCGAGAAATTCAGGCAAGCGATGGTCGACGCACGGCTGGCCATCAGCGCGGGGAAGGCGCCATGACGACCGGGGAAGCGGTGCAACACATGGGCGATTATCTCGGCCGGCGGGTGTACATCGAGGTATTCGGCCATAAAAAATACGGGACGATTTGCAGCGTGTTCCGGCATGAGGAAAAGGTCGAGGTCGAGGTCGAGTGGAGAGACGGCACGATGACCCGGCGCCCGCTGTCGGTGCTGAAGTTCCCGGGAGAAAAAAAAGAAACGCCGAGCTGGTGATTTCCGCTTGACAATGTGTTGCGTATGCGCTTACTGTAATCACCGGTAGTCAACCCTCGCCGAAAGGAGATCGACATGAAAGGCAAGTATTGCATGGTTCGGACGTACAGCGCGGGCGTGTTCGCGGGGACAATCGTGTCGCGCAAGGGGAAAGAGGTCCAGTTGAGGAATGCCCGGCGGATCTGGTACTGGGACGGAGCGGCTTCACTTTCCCAACTGGCGACCGAGGGGACCAAAAAGCCAGAGAACTGCAAGTTCCCCTGTCCGGTCGCGTCGGTGCTGTTGATCGAAGTGATCGAGATCATCCCGATCACGCTCGCGGCGAAGAAAAGCCTTGAGGCGGTGCCGATATGGCAAAAGTAGGCTACGGCTCCGGCTACGGCTCCGGCGACGGCTCCGGCGACGGCTCCGGCGACGGCTCCGGCGACGGCTCCGGCTCCGGCGACGGTTACGGTTACGGCTCCGGCTACGGTTACGGCTCCGGTTACGGCTCCGGCTACGGCTCCGGCTCCGGCGACGGTTACGGCTCCGGCTACGGTTACGGTTACGGCGACGGCTCCGGCTACGGCTCCGGCTACGGCTCCGGCGACGGCTCCGGCTACGGCTGATGTATTCTGACCTTCACGGCGCGATCACTGCGCTGCTGTCGCGCTGCGACGGAGCGCGCGAGCAGGACGGCCAGGGGTTCAATAAGATCGACGCCGGATATGCTCTCTGGCTGGCGTCGAGGTTCCCGGATTGGTCGGGCGCCTCGGCGTACCAGGCTTGGAACATGCTGCGGAAGTACCAAGGCCAGCTGCGAACGATGGGGCTGGACTGGAACGCGCTACCCGTCCCGGATCGGGAGGCGCCTCGGCCCGCGTCGAAGGAAGCTCCGCCTCCCCGAACGCTTCGTACGATCGAGCTGGGGGTGGGGGACACGGTGATCCTGTCCTTCCCGTACGACCCCGTGCTGGTGGTGGCCGTGAAAGAGATCAAGGGCGCGAAATGGAATGCCGGCTCGAAGGTCTGGTCGGTCCCGCTGGGGCCGGCGCAGGTGGGCGCGCTGATGATGTTTGCGGCCGCGCACCGATTCGACCTGGCGGATTCCGCGCAGGAGGCGATCCGCGCGCGGGTCGACGCCATGGAGGACGCGAAGGTGGCGAGCTCAGCATCGGACGCTGAGATCCTGATCGAAGGGCTGGGCGGAGTGCTCCGGCCGTTCCAGCGAGCGGGAGTAATTTATTGTTTACACGCATTCGGGTATGATCTGTCCTTATTCCAAACCCCATTAGTTGATGGGAGTACGGTGGAAGATTATAGGGGTGCCCCACAAAGACGCGGAGTTCTTATCGGTGACGAACCTGGCCTTGGTAAAACAATCCAGTCTATAGCCGTGATTCAGGCAATCGGCGCCTTCCCCTCGCTTGTGGTGTGTCCGGCATCGGTTAAGTGGAACTGGGCAAGGGAGATCCGCGCTTGGCTTCCCGGGAAAACCGTACACGTCATCGAGGCGGGAAAAAATGGACACATTCCGTGTGTTGATTTTACGATCGTTAATTATGACTTGCTACGTAAATACGACGAGATGTTCATCGCCAGAAAATATAAGTCTTTAATTTTCGACGAAAGCCAGGCGCTTAAGTCCCGCAAGGCCCAGCGGACGCAATCGGCAAAGAAGCTGGCGTCGTATGTGCCAGTGCTGCTTGCGCTAACAGGCACTCCGATCTTAAATCGGCCGGCGGAATTATGTAGCCCGCTTGAGATCCTTGGTCGGCTGCCGGAGTTCGGCGGCTGGTGGTTCTTCGTCAAGCGATACTGTGCGGCTAAGCGAGGCCGCTTTGGGTTGGATGTTTCCGGGGCATCGAACCTTGAGGAGCTATCCGTTCGCTTGCGCCAAACCTGTATGGTGCGGCGCTTGAAGGCGGACGTACTGCCGGAGTTGCCAGCCAAAACAAGAACGATGATCGACGTGGATATATCCAACCGCGCGGAGTATGAGGCTGCAGAGCGGGACGTGATCGCTTGGCTTTCCGAGCGCGCGGCGAACGATGAGGAATTTGTCGCCAGCATCGCCGGTCTGTCCGAAGAGGAGCAGAACCGCATGAGGCGGCAGCGGGGCGCTGATGCAGCCGAGAAGGCGAAGCGCGCCGAGCAGCTGGTGCGGATCGAGGCGCTGAAGCAGTGCGCGGTCAAGGGCAAGATGGAGGAGGTCAAGGGGTGGATCACTAATTTCTTAGAGTCGGATCAAAAACTGGTTTGTTTCGCCTCTCATATTTCGTTCCAGAAGGACATCCATGCACTTTTCCCCGGTTCTGTTCATATTTTCGGGGAAGATACAGCACGCGATCGACAGGTTGCGGTGGATCGGTTCCAACAGGATCCACAGTGCCGCCTGATCGTATGCAGTCTCGCTGCTGGTGGCCTTGGAATAAACCTCACCGCTGCCTCTAACGTGGCGTTTGTGGAGTTCGGGTGGAATGGTGCCGTGATGGCGCAGGGTGAGGACAGATGCCATCGGATGGGTCAGCGTGATTCTGTCAATGCTTGGTGGCTTGTTGGAAAAGGCACCATCGAGGAGGACATCGTGGATCTGATCGAAGAGAAAAACAGGGTGATCGACTCTGCGATAGACGGAGTTGGCGCTTCGGTACAGGAGTCGATGCTCAAGGAGCTGGTATCGAAACTGATGAAGAAGGGAGGGGCAGGGTGACATTTCAGGATGCACGGAAGGAACTTCGGCGTATCGCCGGCGGGTGTGCTTGCTCTATCGAGCAGATATTCGATAAGAAGGGGAAGCCAACATATACCCTCTGGATCGCAACGCCAGATTGGGAGGACCCGATGATAAACGGTAAGTCGTGGAAGGAAGCTGTAAATAAACTCAAGGATGCCATGAAAAAGAAGGAGGGATAGAGTGATGGCGCTGATCCACGATGACATGACGCCCTCGCAGATCGTCGCAGCCGCCGGCGTGGTCAAGGACAAGGCGATCACGGCGATAGTCAGCGAGCCGCTGAGCCCGAACGTCGGAGCGTTCGAGGGCATCGTCACCGTCTGCGCGCTGCTGGAGGAGATGGCGCGACGGTTCCATGAGCACGTGAAGAAGGAAGAATAGCATGAGCACCCTTGAAGCCTGGGGCTGGGTGGTGGCGCTGGTGTTCCTGCTGTGGTGTTGTTGCAGGTCCGACGTGAAGACCATCCGCCGGCCGAAGAAGCGGGAAGAAGATCAACCACCTACATTTATCTGAAAGGAGAAGAGATGAAGGCACGGATTAAGATCAACCCGAATACCCTATTGGCAATGAACACGTTCGCCACCGCTGACATTATGCGGCCCGCCCTTTCCTCCGTCCTGCTGGAGTGGGACGTCGGCGATCGCAAGGCGCCCCCGATATTGCGATACGTCGGCACGGAAGGGCATGTGATCGGGATCTACGAGACGGCGGCGAGAGACCAGGACACGTTCGAAGCCGACAAGGGAAGTGTCCTGATACCGGTCCGCGACGTTTTCATGCCCTTGCTGAACGAGGCACGACGAAGCAAGCATCGGAAGAAGCCGCTCTACGAGCCGGACCTGTTCCTGACGATCGGAGACGAGGACGAGCTCGAGATGACGCTCGACGACGCGATTTCGTTCCGGCACAAGCCGGAGACGGCCGCGTACCCGAACTGGAGGAAGGTCACGCCGGAAGGAGCCGACGTGCCTTTCCCTTATCTCCCGGTTGAGTATGTGGGCGTGAGCCCGCGGCTGCTGGTAAAGTTCGTCGACGCGGCCCTCACGATGGGGGACCGGACTCCGGTGGTGCAGTTGCGATTCTCCGGGGAGACGAAACAGATGCAGGTCTTGGTGAAGGGTTGCTATTCTGGCGACCTGTGGGGCTACCTGATGCCGGCCATGATCGAAAAGCGGGTGAAGACATGACCCCGGAGAAGATTTGCTATGCATGCAAGCGGCCCTTGCGATGCGTGATGAACGGCGCGTATGTGTACTTGGGCCACACCGGAGACACCCACGCCGGCGACTTGTTCCTGTGCTTCAACTGCCTCATATTTTCGGTGTTCGGGCTGAACATGCGACCGCTGAAACTATGGAAGGGGGACGACCGGACGGACGAAATAACGCCAACACCGAACGTTGTGGTGGCCAGCCCTGGGATCGTAACGCCGTACGGGGAGGGGTCCGAGTTCGCATTTGTGCTGGGAGAAGTTATCCCGCTTCCGTCGGCGATCTGGTACATGAAGGAGAAATGCCACCATAAGGAAGAGATCGAGGCGTACCTGAAGAGGATGCCGTCAGCATGCCGGGCGGCATGGAGGATGGAGAAATGACGACCGCGGCTGGATCTGGAGATTACCGCCTGACCAATCCGAAGCCGAGAGGCTGCGGGATGCGATCCCGAGGCGCGCTGTACTGCTGCTGCGGAACGGGCCCAGAAGGCCGTCCAATCGAGTATTACCTGTTCTGCCCGCCCTACGTCTACACGGAAGGATTCCATCGAGCTCCGCGCCTCGTAGACGTCGGAGAGGGCACAAACAACGGCATCGTGATCTGGATCGGGGAGCAGTTCTACCCGTACCCGTCTGATTTTATCGAGGAGGCACGGGATCAGGGGGTGAGCCGGAGGATCCCGGGGAACTGGCCGCTTGACAAGCTGACACTGCCGGCGTGGATGGTGATGGTCCACGCGAAGTCCCGCCTGGTGAATGCCCTGTCGCTGGGGCTGGGGGTGACGCCGTACTGTCCGAAGGACAAGCACGACAAGGAGACGGGGCTCATCACGTCTGAATGCCTGGGCCGCTCCTGGGAGCTGGCGCCGCCGACCGTGTACATTGCACCGAACGATCTTGGGCTGCTTCATGGCCACAAGCGGAAGATCGCGTCGACGCAGTACAAGGTGTTCCCTCCCGGGGACGGGCTACGGCCGCAGCCGATCGAACTGGTGAAGGGAAAGGAAACGATCGTGCGGCCGGCGTACGAACACGGGATCTTCGCCATGTTCCCTCTCACGCACATCGAATACGTGAAGAGCGGGAACGTAGAGAAGGACGAGAAGACGCTGTCGAGGGCGCTCCAAGTCCCGATCGTAGGGGTAAAGGAATGAGCGGCATCCCGCTTTTCAAGGAAATCGGCAAGGGGTTCACGATATGCGATCAGGGATATACCATACGGCAGTCCGAGAGCTACCGGATCCTTCACGCAGAGAATCGCTGGTGCGCTATCGCGCTGGCGCTGGCGCTGGCGTGGTTTGTTATCGGCACCGCGGGGCTTGTGCTGGGGCTTTGGTACAACCTACCGGCCGTGGTGCTTGTCTCGCTGGTCTTTCTGGCGCTGATGGCGTGGGTATTCTATCCGAGGAAAAGGAAGGGGGGCCCGAAAGGGCCCCCCGGTGATGGCCGGACCGTCCAGTTGCTTTTTACGATCCAGGCGCCGCCGGCATCGCTGCCCGCTCCGCCTTCTTCCCCGACTCCCCCTTCTGCTTCCTGACGGCCTTCTTCTTCCCGGTAAGCTCGACTCCGAGGACTCCCGCCACCGTGGCCGGCAGCTCCTCCCTTGTGCTCACCAGTCGTCGATCACCGACTACGACGAGGAACCCGTTCTCCAGTTCCTCGACGTCGAACGTAAGCTTCTGACGTTCTCCCATGATCTCTCCCTTCTTGGATTATGTCCCGTCGTATAGCGGACGGAGCGCTTCGACGATCCCCTTGAACAGATAATCCTTGCACCGCTGTTCGATCGGCAGCTGCTCGTACGGAACACAGCAGGGGTGCTCCTTCTTCTCCGGATCCTTCACGGGCCCGTACACCCAGCCTTCCTCGGTCTTGAGCTTGAGCCAATTTTCGTGAGACGCGAACGGTGAGGCGTCTGGGTTTTCAAGATGGAACCTCACGCCGTCGATCGCGCTGTCTTTCTGCCAGGCCGGAGCGTCCTCCCAATACGGCTGAGAGTTGTCTTCCAGGCTGGCGCACAGCGCGCGGTTCGCTTCGTGACAGACCCCCGCGATGTCGGTCACGTTCAGTCTGTTCTTCATAGAACCCCTCCTGTTATTCCGTCAATGACCAACTCCGCCTCGGCTTTTGTGACTTCCCGGTAGCACCGCTCGAAGACTTCCTTGGGCGACCAGGACACGTACCCGTCCTCGTAGCGGACGCGGTAGCCGGGACGATCTTCCTTCTGAACGTATCCTTTTAGGAGCGCCCATTTCCCCTCATCCATCGGTTCTGCCGCGATCATTTTTGTTCCGATGTAGATTTTCTCCATGGCGCGCCTACTCGTTTCTGGCAATCGAGGCGTTCGCCCACATGACGCATTCCTCGAGGGCGGTCAGCGCGAGGGACCGCTCCCGGGACGGCGGGCAGTTCTGCATCAGACCAAGCGCCACGGCCGCAGCCGTCTCCCGGATCTCGATGTAACGTACCCCCTGGTCTTCCTTTGGAGGGTGGTAGCTGAAATCCTTCTGGACCCGTGCGATCTCTTCGTCCTTCAGCTCGTACTTCAATCATGTCTCCCTTCAAGTGAATTTGGTAGCGGAGGCGGGACTCGAACCCGCAGCCCCGCTACTTCTTTCCGAACTTCTTCAGGTACTTCTTCCTCTCCAGCAGAAGATCCTGCAGGGAATACTTCACCGCGCCGTCCAGTTCTTTGTTCCGGAGTACGCGATCCCTCCACACCGCGTCGAGCTCCATCATCGTTTGAGCGTTATTTATAGCCGTTTCGATTGCGACTACCTCCGACTGCTCCTCCCGGTCCTCTCCGGGCTGACGCTCCGCGATGCCGGCGGCTGCGGACGCCGCGCGCTCGTTCCGCGCCCTCTGTTCTTCGGCTCTTTCAGGGCTCCCCGGGGATCCCGGGGAGGGGGCCCCGAATTCCTGGGCCGGCTGCGCCTCCCCTGAGACGGTAGGGGATGAGTCTACCGCTCCGGTTGCAGGAGGCTTTTCAGCCTCGACCGCAGGAGACGCATCGGGCGGAGGGGGAGGAGAAGAACCCCCCACGGCCGGCCCAGACCCTATATCTTCAGCGTCAGTCACTTCGATCGGCGCGCGGTCATCGGTGATGTCACGGTCTGGTGCCGGCAGTGCCAGCTGATTCGACCGCTGCAGCGCCAGCACGGCGCCGTCCCGGTACTGCTGGACCGCCGGCAGATTCATGTCCGTGGTCAGCTGCAGCAGCCACTTCTTCACCCGTTTGCCGTCCGGCTTCTCGATATCCCGCTCAACTCTCCGCAGTTTCAGCGGGATCAGCGCAACGTGTCCGAACAGGGATCGAAGGAAACCTGGAGGATCACCCTCGTCGCCTTCGATCGTGGGATCCGGCAGTCGCTCCACGGCCACGCAGCTGTTGATTTCGATCACGTTATGGATGCTGCCGGAATCAAGTGCGTAAATTCCACCCATGCTGACCTTCGGGATCATCACCATAAGCGTGGCCTTGAGCGAGCACTCTCCCTTCGGGTTCTCGTCGGTCTTCAGGTGGCCGCACGGGCACTTTACCTTGCAGCGTCGGTCCCCTTTTTTTGGCTGGATCAGCACGGTGTCCGCATCGTCGACCCTGCCGATAGCGCGCTCCGCCGTCATGCCGTCGCCTTTGCAGACCAGCGAAGAGGCGGCATAAAATTTCAACGTGAAAGGGAAAAACATTTTGGGGTCTTCCACCGGGATGATGACGTCCAGTTCCTGTGGACGCTCACCATAGACCGCCTGAACCTCGGGAGGGCAAACGAACCAGCTGACGTCTTTCGGGTACTCCACGCCTGCCGCGTTCTTCACCTTGATGCCAAGCCGTATCTTTCCGAGCCGCGGCAGCCGGCGGATGGCCCGGATACCTGTTACTTGGGTGTACTGCGTGCGTTGTCCGGCCTTAGTTGGATCTGACACGTTTTGCCTCCCTTATGGGGCAGCACCCCTTACATGTGGATGCCCGTCCATCCCACGTGGAATTGCAAATACCGAAATCGGACTTTAGGAGCAAGGCGTGGCACAGGCTACATATCTTATGGATGCTTGGGCTTCCTCCTGACTCCACTATTCTCTTTCTCGCGTGGATTAGCATGTGGTGAGCCTGACTGTCGCAAGCCACCAAGTTGCCGTTGCTGTTGTCGGTCCTTATCCCGTTATTGTGATGGACCTTCGCTGATGGCCGAAGTATTTTACCCATGGCCTTTTCTACGACAAGCCTGTGTTCTGGAACCTGCCTCCTCGTATTCGCATGCGGGTGGTTTGGAGCGTAACATTTTACAACTGCATTCCGCACTGATCTCCCGCCTTTCCAGTTCGGACTGTTTGGCCCAGCGTTGTAGCTCATGCCTTCTTCTCCTTGGGCTTCCGCACGTCCAGTTTGAGCGACTGGCTTTTCTTCTCCGCCGCCTTCAGGATCGCCGGCGGTACCAGCTCCTTGTTGATCGTGGTGCGCTCCTCGATCCGCAGCGTCACGTTGGTCCCGTCCGGCGCCTTGCACTTCTTGATCCCCTGCGCCTGGAGCTCGTTGACTATTATCGACCGTGTGACGTCTTTCTGATCCTCGGCCCGCTTCGCCTCGTCGCGGAACACGATGTACGCCTTCACCTGGTCCCGCAGATTCTCCGGCAGTTCGACTCCCACCAGCATTTTATTGATCTCCGCCTCGAAGCCTTCCCAGCATACCCCCTGCCACTGGCAGTATCCGCAATGCCAGTCGCTCAGCTCGTACGGGCGTGGCGGTAGTATCTTGGCACCTGCAAGCTCCTCGACCCGGTTGAAGTAGCCGATGAAGCCAGAAACGACTCCATCCAGCACCATCGGCTCCAAGCCGCCGCGCAGATCGCCTCGGATCCCCGTCTCGGAATCCTCTATCACGCGGGTCGACATGGCGGAGTCGAGGGTGAACCGATCCAATGCCGGGCTATACGTCCCGATCGCTTCGAGGTACGCGCTGGTGTTCTTGTTCTTGATGAGGAACACGACACGGCAGATCGTGGAAAGCTTTGCCAGCCCGACCAGGTAGCAGCAGCCTTGATGCACCCACTTCACGAGGTTCTCGTCCCATATTCCGTCCTGCAGCGATGCCTCCAGGCGCTCGAACGAGAAATGGTTGATCGCCTTGTGCTCGAACAGATACTCGACGCCCAGCAAGTCCTGGAGGATGCCGTCGATGCTGCCGTGGATCTTTACGCCTCCACGGGTGGCGCCGATCTGGACTTCAAGCTGCTGGCTGTGGATCTTGAACGCTGTCCGCTGGATCCAGTCGATCGTCATGTCCTCGGCGAAACCGGAATCCTCGAGGAGCACGACCATCCGGCCGGGGAACAGCTTGCCCGGATACCCAAGCGCGTGATAGACGGACGCCCGGACGCAACGGCCCCAGGCGGAGGGTCGTGGCCGATAGTCCTGCATCGGCGGCTGCATATCGCGGGCAACCTTATGAATTAAATCTGCAATCATCGATTGCCTCCCCCCCCTTTTTCTGCAGTTTCGGCAGTACAATTCTCTTCCGAAAATCCTCCGATCATTTAGCGCTCACTCCTTGCTTGATGAGGGTTGTGATCGCCTCGCGCACCATGTCGGCGATCGTCTGCTTCCGCTCTCGGGCGAAATGCTTGATGTTCCGGTGCTCCTCCCTCGTCACGCGCACCATGATGTACTTCGTTCTGAGCTTCGACGGTTCCTTCATCGGTGCTGCCGACATCGCATTCCCCCTTTCGTAACGTATTGCTGGATTGTAAGCGCAAGCGGTTTCACTTGTCAACAAAAATAACTATGCCATAACTATCCGATTGTTATAATACGGAAATGGCGATCCAGCTGGCAGACCTACCCCTGCACATGAGGAAGATGATAGAGGCCCAGCACGGCATTATGCTGCAGGGCACTCCGAACAAGTGGAAATCGGGACGACGCGCGGACTTGGGCATGTTCTTCAGGTCCGCTTGGGAGGCGAATGTCGCCCGGTACCTCAACTTCCTGAAGACCCACGGGTCCGTCAAGGGCTGGGAGTACGAGCCGAAGCGGTTCGAATTCCCGATCCGGCACGGAACCAACACCTGCCTACCGGACTTCCGAGTCGAGAAACCGGACGGGTCGTACGAGTGGTGGGAAGTGAAAGGGTTCAGGCTGTCGTCGATCGCGGAGGGAAAGAAGGTGCCGCGCGCGTTACGCCGCGGTATGGTTGCGCTCCGCCGGATGGCGAAGTATTACCCAGACGAGAAGATCGTCGTGATCGACACGGACCGCTACCGGGAGATCGCCCGCCAGGTGGCCGGCTGCATTCCGTATTGGGAGTGATTCATCCAGGGCATTTCGGGGGACGAGCTTCCTTCCTTCGCTCCGGACCTGAATATCCCTGATGCCCACCCATTTTCATGATCGCATCGTGAGCTCCACAGAGGCGGTTGTGGGCGTTCGTAACAGCTTCTATTTTTATGTCCTGAGAAGCATCGTGATCCCATATTGCCCTGAAAAACTCAAGAAACCGCTTCTCCATTGTGTCAATCCTGCTCATAACGGGAGCCAATTCACCACGTATTTCTTTTCGTAAAACATTCAGAATTTTATACGTGGCTATCACGACCGCCGTGACGATAGGGACAGCAAGAGCGATTATATTCCAGAGGACCGTGGGGGAGAAAGACTCCCCTCCGATTGGATTTGCCATTTAGAACCTCATGTCTCCGAGGATAGCCGCCCCGAAATCGGCCCCGCTTTTGTCGTCCCGCTTTCCATAGGCCCGGATCTCAACTGTAACGGGCCCCAGGCGAACAGGGCGCCCGTACAGTTCGCCCAGGACGAGCCCCCCCGTACCCATGCCCCCCCGGACGCCGAATTCCTTCTGGATGGCGAAGAAGGGAGGCGTTGCCGCCCGGTACTCGATCGACCCCACGCCCACCCCGTCCACGGTGCGGAGGATGGCGGATGCGGTACCGCCCGCCGCGGAGGGGGGGATGGTGGCCGACGCGATGACCTGCGCGGAATTGTCCTGTACCGTGGCCGGGGTGAGCACATCAGGTAACTTTTCGGTGTATTTCTTTTTTGGGATGACGGCCACTTTTACCGGCCCCGGCCCCTCTACCCTTTCCATATTCGCCACCGGGTCCTTCGGCTGGACGGCCACGGTCGGCGCATTCGTCCACGGCTTCATCGAATCGGGAGCATACTTGGCGTAGGCAATAAGCCCCGCTACGATCAAGGCAATGACGACCACGTTGTTCGACATCGCAGACGAGAAGATCTTTTTCCAATCCATCGTTCCCCCTACGGTCCGCCAACG